AAAGGTCAATGGGTGTACCCTATTTTGCGCCTTATATCCCCAGCCCTGAAGGGCGGGGTTTTACGGCGCGTGCGGATAATATCATGTGCCGGGGGAGATGGCAACGCAGATGAGGCGACAATATTTTCCTTTTTCCATGCTTCTAGCGATACCTTTTTCTCGATGTATACGCTTTGCCAGTCCGCATACTGCATTTCGGCGGGAACGCGTGTGTAGCCTTGCTTGCCGTCTTCGCGTGCCGCGCGGCTGCCGGTTCGCTTCTCGTTTTCCCCTCTCGCCGCCGCTATCGTCGAGCGACAGCGTGGATGCAGCGGCGGGATATTGCCGCCTGCCTCCGCCTCGTCGATGGGGTAGATGCGCCCGTCGTGCTCCCTGCAAACAGCAGACGTTCGCCTGTCTAGCGTCGCAATAAACCGGTAGTAGCCAAGACCGGCGTCTTGAATTGCATCCAGCGCCGCTTGGTTCTGTACATAGTTCATCTCAGTACGAACGAGCCGCACGGCATTTGATCGTCCCGCGTGCATGCGTTCATCCACCATCTTTGCCATGCGCTCGATACCAACCCCGCGGTGAATGCCTGCCTTCACGGTATCGCTGAGAGCGCGGCCGAGCTTTCTTGTATTGTTCCAAATACGCGCCGAATAATTCTCACCGCTCCAAGGCGTGCGCAAGACCCGTTCGATTTGCTTATCTTGCAGCGCTGCCGCCGACTTTAAAAAGCCTTCTTCCTTGCCGATATCAAAAAGCCCGTGATAGTAATTGTCCTTGTAGTTTTCGCTCAAAAAAGCATCCATTGCCGCCTCGCTGTAGCGCCCAAGACGGTCGAGTGTCAACAAGGTCGTTCCCCGTAGCTTTTCCAGCCGCGTGATGCGTGTCCGCATGGCAAGCGTATTGAGTTCAAGCAAGAGCCCCTTATCTTCCGTCAAGCGAATCTTAGCGACATAGTCCTCTAGGCTTTTGCGCCAGATACGGTACTCCCTGCCCGCAATGAGACGCCGCGCCTCTAGCATAGAAAGAGCGTTCTCACGGGCATACCGACCATAGAGCGTCGCAATGTCGTCTTCTATCTTTTGGAGCGCTGTCTCATAATACGCTGCAAGCTGCCGCTCAACGGTCTCCTGCGACTTTTTAAACCATCTTCGCTCTCTTTGGGCGGCACGTTCTGCCCAATAGGCGTCACTGTCCATGAAACGCCCCCGTTTGTCAGCCGAGTTTGTGCTTTAGCGCCACAATGCGAATTGCCTTCGGCTCATAGACGCGTTCCCAGTTGGCCGCCGTCGCCAGCTCGGCGCGTGAAACCGATTCCGCATGGGCGCGCGTGTTGTTTGTCCACTTGATGCCGCGCGGATGCAGGATGAATGTACGGCGGTTGATGAGGAAGTCCACGCCCGAGCCCTTGCGCTTGTCGCGGTCAACTTCCGTCGGGACAAAGCCGACCGGCAAACCGTCACCATACGCTACCGCCCCATTGCCGAAGAGATATGTCGTATAAACACCGCTGTCTACCGGGCAGCCATCATCGACAATCACACGGCGCCCCTGATACGTATCAAACTCAACATCAGTCGAATCGCGCTCCGTGACAATAAGATTCTGCTTCTTCAAATACGCCTTCGTCGCGCTATGCATACAGACTCAAGTCGCTCTGCGCATCGCCTAACAGCTGACACGCGTCGATGAAAGCGGATGCGCTAATATTCGCCGCCTTGCCCGAAAGTCCCGAGATATCCAGCAGATGATCCGCCATTGAAGGCGCACCAAAAACGCCCGAAAGTTCACTGACCAATTCCTTTTGCAAATTGCGCGCCCAAAATCCCGCGACGAGAGAACCAATCGCCGCTATAGGATCCGCCCCCGAAAGCGACGCGGAAAGGTCTGTTGCACTCCACATCATCGCGCGGCGAATCGTCGTGGATACATCCTTCTTGCTTTCAATCTTATGCGCGGTGAGATCGACGCCTTCCACGACATCTTCAGGATCGCCCTTTAGATCTTCAAAGAACGGCATCGTATGTATCGGCGCTGCCTCCGATGCAAGATGATTGAATGCTGGATTACTCTCTGCAATCCCGGACGCAAAGAGTGCTGAAAGCGCCTTGGTCTTCTGCGTGACGTACGGATTGAAAAGTTCCGGTACGATTACATCACTTAACGTAGTTCCTGCCATTTTTTACCTCCTTAAAGCGTAACCCCAACTTCAGCGGCAAGTGCGCGCGCCTTAGCGGGGTCTTGTTTGAATAAATGCCCTTGCGCTGTGAGATTAAACGTCTCCTTTTGAAAAGGGTTGGACTGTCCTTGCCTTCTGCCACCGTTAGGGTTATAGGCGGCCGGCTGCTGCTCTCCCTTAAACAAAAAGGGCTTTTCCTTTTGCAGCGCGTCTATCTGCTCCTTGAGCCCGGCGATTTTCCCGTCTTCGCCCAAGACGAGTTTTTCCTTAGGGATCAGCTTAGCGACAAGTTCCGCATCCTGTGCAGAGCCTGCCACCGCAAGTTTTATCGCCGTGTCAAACTGCAAAGCCTTAGTCTGCGCTTCGAACTGTGCCTTCTGCTCCTTGTTTGCTCGCTGCAACGTCTCGATTTCCTTCTTCAATGTGTCGCTCAAGCCTTCCGTCTTCTTCAGATTTGACAGCTGCTTGTCGCGGTCTGCCATCTGCTTTGTCAGACTTTTCTTTTGCTTGTCCACTTCGTTGAACTGCGCCCTTGTGACAAAGTCACCGTCAAGAAATTCTTTAACTTTTTGCATGGCTTCTGCCTGCTTTTCCTCTGCTATTCCCAATGTGGCAACAAATTCTTCGATAGTCATAACTTTTTGCTCCCGGTTTTTTCCGTGGTTCACCTGCCACGATGAGAAATCATTTCGTTTTTGCTTCGGTCTTTTCTGCCGCATAGGGCTTTCCCGTCGCTAGACATGTACGCAAAATTTCCATTGCTTCGTGTGCTGTGCGCCCTTGCATCTTTTGAATTGGGAAATCTACGCCGAATGCCTCTGCATAGGCGACAAGAAGTTTATACATCCCGCACTCCTCCTTCCTCTGCTTCTTTTGGCGGCTCTCGTTCCAGCGGGAAGACATCGTCATCCGTGGACTTTTCGTGCGCAAGTTCTCTCTCTTCCTGCTCGACCGATTCGACAAAGGGATGATTTTTCAGAATCGTTTTGCTTGACACAATCCCGATGCTCTTAGCACACATATCCGTCAGCTCCGCGTCATTGCGGATACTGGTACGCGTCCACGTCTGTGTGATCGCATTCGCCCTCATGCCTGCATCATTCAAGATGGCACGTATGAGTTGATTAAAGCCAAGCCGAAACTCAGTTTCCATCAGTCCCGCCTTCATCTCGAGTAGTGCATAGAGAAACTTCATCGCTTCGCCGCTCGTCCCTTTTAGTCCCTGCTGCTCCGGGTCGACACCCTGTCCCATGGAAAAAATCGCCTTGCGCGTGATTTCTAAAAGCTTATCGCGTGCGTCTACCGGAATTTCAATCGAGAGCGTAGAAATACCGCTGTGATCCCCATCTCCTGCACTGTCTAGACTGATCGCCTTGTAGTACTTCAAAGAATCCATCAGGGCTTTCATGTCTTCGCCGCCGTAGTTCGTCAAAACAAGGATGACCTCTTGAATATCTTCTAAATCATCGACAAAGCCGGAAAATGTCTTGTCGTAGGTGTCGATTAGCTGCTTGACGGCGGAAAGGTCGCTGGATACTGTGTTGTTGTTGCAAAAAGGAATAAATGGAACGCAGCCGTATGGATGCGGCATAATACTTCCGTCTTCGCTCGCACCGGTGACGTAAAAATCCGTAAACATCGGACAGGGTGCAAGCCCCGTTAAGCGGGTATCGTCGCTTCGTACCTGAAACGCCTGACACTCTGACGCCGTCCAATACTCATAGATATTCCACGTATCGCCGCTTTCGTCAAAATCCGTATAGACGCGAAGGACAGCAAGCAACTCCTTGTCCAGTTTCTGGCTCCATACCGGGATGATCTGCACGCTCGGTACCACGGCATATCGAAACCCCTTGCGCTCATCCTTCCAATAGTGCAGCCATGCTATGCCTGCATTGGAGGCCTCAACACAAAGCTGCTTGCAGTTTTGCGCGTACGTATCGCCGAGTGTCGCCGCGACGCGCTGGTTTGCCTCGTCCGACCCGACATCAAACATCGGCGGCGTCGTGAAAAGATACGCCGCTTTCTGGTTGACAAGGAGCGGATAGAAAGAAAAGGGGATGCGGTTGTCTGCCGAGCGCATGGGATTTTTCCCGCTGACCACCGCACCGCTTGCATCATAGCGGTCACGGTAGCGGTCGGGACGCAGACAAATATCATTGTTCACTTTGTAATACCGCTCCCCGATGAAAGCACGCGCCATAAAACTTGCATGCCCCTGAACATAGCGCTGAATTAACTTCTTTGCCGTGTCAATGGAAAGGCTCACCGGAATACCCCCTTTCAATGCAAAACACGAATCCCGCCCGCGCGCATCACTTCACCTAGGGCATAGCGTGCCGCGTCGATGGTGTGATTGTTTCGGTCGGGATACGCGCTGATAAACTGCCCCTCGCGGTTTCTCTCGTATGCATACGTCACGAATTCGCGGTAGGTATGCGGACACCGCACCTTGTCGATGTAGATATGTGCCCGATCCTGCAGCCACTTGATGCCATGGGCGACACTGTCGCGTCCTTTGCGTGCGCCGAAGATACGAAGACCGAGACCTTTCATCTCTGCGATGCTCTTCGGCTCGGCGGAATCTGCATAGATGACATTCTGCCCCGCCAGTGGGCGAATACGCGCTGTTGCGCGGCTGTTGGATAATCGCTGCTCATAGATTTCTTCAAAGATATAGACATCCTCACGCTTCCGATCATAGGCACAAGAGAGAAACGCCAACGGGTCGACAGCAAAACCAAAATCCAGCCCGTGATAGACGCGCCCGAAGGCGGCTATTTCCGCGTCTGTCATACGTCTATCCGCCACGTTTTCAAACACCGCGCCGCCCGTACCGGTAGCCTCACCAAGGTATTCATGGCGATAGGCGCGTTCGTTGTGCGCCTTTAACTTTTCTGCCTCAAGAAAGAACTGTTCGCCCAGCCATGCGACAGGCATATCCCGGTAGGTCGATGCATGCACTAAGCGCGCCGCATCATCAACAAAGAGCTCTGCATTAATCCAGTGGTCGCGGCTCTTCGGTGGATTGAAAGAAACGAACTCGATATATTCCTTGCCGCCGCGCAGTAGTGATTGATTCAGGTTTCGGATTTCATCCATTCCGAGAAACTGGTCAGCTTCCTCCAGCCACACGATGCCGATATAGCCATTCGGCGGCTTGATCGACTTGATTTTCATCGGATCATCCACGCCGAAGAAATAAAGGATCTGCCCCGTTGGTCGGTAGATGATTTCTAGAGGCGACTTCTTACAGATGAATAGCCCCGTATCCATCAACCCCAGGCGCTCGATTGCCCATTGGATCTGCGCATACACACTGGTCTTGAGCGAGCGCCCGACCTTGCGCAGGATGACCGCATGCCTATCCTTGTGCCGCAAGAGCACTAATAGGATTTCTAGCGATATGAACGAAGATTTGCCTGAACCGCGCCCGCCTTTCAGCCAATAAAATGTATGCCCGTGCTGCTGGATGTCTCGGTGCAGCGACCAAAACGCTGGCGCAAGTGCCTCACTAAGTTTCACTGCTTGTACTTGCCCCCTCCGTTAAATCATCCAGGATCTGCACTGCGGCAAGTTCTGCACTCGCCTTCTTGAGCAGGCTTTCTTTTAGCTTTAGTTCTCTTTCGCGCAGCCGAATATCTGCTGACTCCCCGAGAACCTCTAAGAGTAGTTTCATCATCTGAGAGTTGCCGCGGCAAGCATTCCGAACTAGGCTGCCTAAAATGGCGTCGGAGACAAACAGATTCTCATCTTTGACCTTAGCTGCGCGCATAATGGCGTCCTTTAGATCTGGGGGGAGTTCAGCCAACGGCAAAGCAACCGCTTCTTTCAGCATGGCACGGAACGCTTTCTTCTGCTGCCGTGCCTTGCCACTGGCAAGCCCTCCCTTCCGAGATATTGCCCGGACTTCTTCCTTCGTTCTCTTTGTCGTAGGTATTAAGTTCTTGTTGACATGACTCACCTCCCATACAAAAAGGCAGCTGCCCCGCCGGGCTAGCTGCCTTTCTCTATTCTGTTTCTACCGCCGCTGGTCTTCCTTCTTTCAGTCAAAAGTCCTTCTTTACCGTCGCGGCGGCTTACTTCCTTTTTTGTTTGCATCCACAAACACAGCGAGGAAGGCCACGGCACAAACCACAATGCAAAGCAGCGGCATATACCGAAAGCATCTTTCTTTCATGATCATCTTA